GTTATATTAGAACAGAACTTTTAAACAATTAAATATATAAATTATGGGAGCAATTATTAATGCAAGTATCAGGGTTGACAAATTACCTAAAGAAAAATTTGTAAAAGGCAAAGATGGTGCAGTTTATTATAACTTAACTATTTCAGTAAATGATGAAACACGTTATGGTAATAATGTAGCTGTAATGGATGCACAAACTAAAGAGGAACGTGAAGCTAAAAAACAAAGAAATTATCTTGGTAATGGAAAAGTTGTTTGGACAAATGACATTATTAAATTAGCAGAAAAAGAAGTTGTACAAGAAACATCTGTTAATGATGATTTACCTTTTTGATATTATACTACTATTGGAAAGATAGTTTAATATTAATTAATTAAGGGGGTAATTTTTTTACCTCCTTTTTTTTTATTTATTTTAACAAATGCAATTAAGACTAGACGAACAAAAAACATTACAGTATTTAGCTATGCAAGCAATAGAAGAAGATTGTATTGTAAATGCTAAAGATAAATTAGAATATCCACCTGTAGCTATATCATATGGCGAAAATTTAATTAAATCAACGAAGGGAGATTTATTATTACCTGTACCTATAGGCACTTATGGAAATTTTTCTGTTGTAAGTGCTCCACCAAAAAGCAAAAAAACTTTCTTTATATCATTAATAACATCAATTTATTTAGGTGGTAAAAATAATTTTGGTGGTAATATTAAAGGACATAGAGATAATAAAAATGTAATACATATAGATACTGAACAAGGTAAATGGCACGCGCAAAGAGTATTTAAAAGAGTTTTGGATATGAACCAATTTGATTATTCAGAATTTTATCATACTTTTGGATTAAGGACAATTGGTTTTAAACAAAGAATAGAATTTATAGAGTATTGTTTAGAACATAAAATAACTAATACAGGACTATTAATAATAGATGGAATCGCTGATTTAGTTTTAGATGTTAATAATTTAGAAGAATCAAATGCTTGTGTACAAAAAATTATGGAATGGTCTGCAAAATATAATTGTCATATTATGTGTGTAATACATTCTAATTTTGGTTCAGATAAAATGACAGGACATCTTGGTTCTTTCTTAGAAAAGAAAACAGAAACACAAATACAATTAGAAGCAAATACAGTTAATAAAGAATGGATAACAGTAAAATGCAAAAGAAGCAGAGGTTATTCATTTGAAACATTTAGTTTTAAGGTAAACGAAATAGGACTACCTGAAATCATTGGAGATTTATACGACCCATTGAAAAACTAAATAAATATGAATAAGAGTTTATCGGATATTTTTAAAAAACATAATATTTGGATAGACATTGTATGCACATTTGGTTGCAATAAAGAAACAGCAGAAGACATAGTACAAGAGATGTACATAAAAATCGATAAAAAAATCAAAAATGGTCTAAATATTGATTTTGGTAAAAACGATTATAACTACTACTACATTTTTAAAACATTAAAAAGCCTTTTTTTAGATTTAAAAAGAAAGGAAAGCAAAATTACTATTGTTGAAATAGATAAAGTAAATAATTATTTACATAACTATGAAAATAGATGTTATGATATTGTTTATAATGAAATAAAAATGGAATTAGATAAAATGTATTGGTATGATAAAAAGGTTTATGAACTAATAGAAGGTGGTCAAAGTGTAGCACAATTATCAAGAAAATCTGGTATTCCATATTATTCGTTATATAATACATACAAGAAAGTAAAAGAAAAATTAAAAAAAATAATATGAAACTTGGTGACTTAGTTTATTACATAACAAAATATACAGGCATTAGATATATTTGGAAAAAAATAAATCCTAATTGTAAATGTGATGAAAGGAGAAAAAAATGGAATGATATAAAAATAAAAAGATGGTAAAATTTAGTAAAGATGACTATAAATTATGGAGTAAATTTAGAGAATCCAAAAATAACACTATCACGCGAGGAGAATTTCGATTGGTATGCCTCTTGCACTCACAATACTATAAACATAAATACTTTGAACCTTGTACTTGTAATCCCAAATTAATTAATAAATGGATTAAAGAATTAAATGTAGTTTATAATGCACATTAGTACAATAGAAAAATGGGAAAAAACTGTTGTATGGTTTTTTAATTTAGATGGTTGGAATTTAGATTGGACAGGTAAGGGATATAAACATTATGATGCTAGTGGTTACACACCTAAAGGACATCCTTGTGTTATTGAAATGAAATTTAGAACAAAATATTACGAAGATAAAATGCTTGAAAAATACAAGTATGATGAATTAATGAAAATGGATAAAAATATTGTTAAGTTGTATTTTGTAAATGACCCAAAAGGAAATTTTTTATTTTGGTTAAATAAAATTAAATTACCTAAACCTGTAAAAATGTATTGTCCAGATACTACAATGTGGACTAAAAAAAGATTATTAAAGCCTGTATATTTATTAGAAGAAAATCAAGCCAGTAAAATAAATTTAAACCTATGAAGGTTGGTATAACATTTAGCACTTTTGATTTATTACATATCGGTCATATTAAAATGCTTGAAGAAGCTAAACAACAATGTGATTATTTAATTGTAGGATTACAAATTGACCCAAGCATTGATAGGCCTAATAAAAATAAACCAATACAAACTATTATAGAACGATATACACAATTAAAATCTTGTATTTATGTAGATGAAATTATACCCTATGTTTATGAAAAGGATATAATAGATATTATACAATCTTATAGTATTGATGTTAGAATTATAGGAGAAGAATATAAATATAAAATGTATACAGGTAAAAATGAATGTAAAAATTTAGGTATAAAATTATACTATAATAAAAGACAACACAGATTTAGCTCTACATATTTACGTAAACATATTTATTATATAGAAAAAAATAAAAAATAATTTTTTTTATAAATATAATTTGTATATATTTGTTATATAATAAAACAAACAATATGTACGAAATAAAAAATTACGTTAAAGAATATTACTTAAGAGGTAAATTAATTGGTAAAATTATCTTAGATAAACCAGACAGAGAAAAGCTTGGTTACCCTGGTAAAAGGTTAGAGGTATTAACAGAAGATACCCAATTCAAAAACAAAATATACAAAGCAGGTACAGAATTACACACAGAAACATCTCCTATTTGTGGTAAGGTACTTGGTACACAAGCAGAAAAATTTAGAATATTAGCAAACTCAAGAATAAAATTTTAATTATGTATAAATTAGACAAATACAAACAGAACTTAACCATACACGGTAATAAAGTATGGAGTTACACAACACACGTTGCAACCATTAATGGTAATAAATTACAACAATTAGGTTATTGGTCACAGACAACACAAAAACATATTAATTATGTTGCAAAAGAACTTAATTTAGTTTTAGTTAAATGAAATATAATTCTGATTTTAAATACGATTTAAAGGTTGGTCAAGTTGGAGAAAAATACTTGGCTAATATTTTAGAGAATAAAACAATAGAAGTTAAAACAGATTATAAAGCACTTGAAACAGGCAATATATTTATTGAATATTTTAGCAGAGGCAAACCAAGTGGATTAGCTACAAGTAAATCTGATTGGTATGCTTTTATAATAAGCAACGATAATATTATCTTAATCAAAACAGATAAGCTAAAAGATATTTGTAGAAAATATTTTTGGAGTGACAGAGATGTTAAGGGTGGAGATAATAATACAAGTCAAGGAATTTTATTAAATTTAAAAGAAATAATATGAAACATAATGCACTAGAAAATCAAATATTCGACCACTATCGAAAACAAGCAAAAACAATTAACAATGCAATTGAGCTATTAACAGAGCATAACTATACTGTTATCGATTTAGAGGGCAATTGGATAAAAAAAAATAAATGATATTATTATTTGATGCTGATAGTTTAGTTTTTGCAAGCTGTTGCAGAACCAAGAACTTACCTGATGAATCTCCATTTTATACAAACATAGATGATGCTATAACTAAATTTGATGAGCAGTTTATGAAAATTGTAAACGATTTAGAGGAAAAATATGACATTGATAAAATTATAACCTTTAATGGTTGTAAGGGTAATTTTAGAAAACTATTAACACGTAATTATAAAGCCAATAGAAAAAAACAAGAGTTACCACCATTATTACATAAAATGCACCAATACGTTAAAGACACATACGATAGTAAATATGGATTTGGTATTGAAACAGATGATATGGTTGCAAGATATTGGTATACATTATCCAATGAATTTGGTAGAGATAACGTAATGATTATTAGTATTGATAAAGATTATAAACAATTTCCTTGTTTAATGTATAATTATCATCCTAAACATAAAGTGGTTTTAGATATATCACAACAAGATGCACTATATAATTTTTATGAACAAATGATAGTAGGCGATACAGCAGATAATGTAAACTTTTTTAAGGGTAAGGGAAAAAAATTTGCTGAAAAATACTACAAAGATTGTACAACTAAATATCAATATACTAAAAAACTATATGAATTATTTAAACAAGAGTATAAAAGCAAAGCTAAATTAAAGTATATTGAATGTTATACATTACTTAAGTTAAGAACTAATTAATGGAAGATAAAGATGTATTAAAACAATACGAAGATGTAGGTCGTAAGCAAAGAGTAGAAGATTATTCTTATTTTATAAAATACAGGAATAATTTGACTCAATTTATAATACAAAATTGTTCTTATGAAAAAAACAAAAAAAGACATAACAGAATTAATTTTAATGAAAGACAGTTATTATCTTTATTAAAAGAAATGCAAGATATTACTTTGTATATTAAGCATTTAGATAAATAAAAATTTAATTTACGTTATATATATAGTTATGATAGAAAAAATAAATATTAAAAACATTTTTCAAAACCCTATGAATCCAAGAATTATAAAGGATTACAAGTTTAAAAAATTAGTAAAAAGCATTAAAGAATTTCCAGAAATGTTAGAGTTAAGGCCAATAATTGTAAACCAAGAAGGTGGTATTATTGGTGGTAATATGAGATTTAGAGCTTGTAAAGAACTAGGATTAAAAGAAGTGTTTATTATAAGAGCAGAAAACTTAACTGATAAACAAATAGAGCAATTTATTATAAAAGACAATGTAGGATTTGGTGAATGGGATTGGGATATGATTGCTAATGGTTGGGATACACAAGAGATTACTGATTGGGGATTAGAAATAAAAACATTTGGAGAAAATTTAGCAGAAGAAGAATGGGTAGGTATGCCTGACTTTGAACAAGAGGATAATATGCCTAAAAATAGAATAATGGTATCGTTTGAAAATGATGAGGATAGAATGGAGTTTGGTAAACTTATTGGACAGAATATAACAAAAGATACTAAATCAATATGGCATCCTAAATTAACAATAGATAAAGTAAAAGATTTAAGATATTAAAATGAATCCTAATTTTCCTTTATACATACCATCAAAAGGTAGATATGAAATTAGATTAACAAGTGATTATCTAATTTATATGAAAGTTCCACATTATATTGTAATAGAAGAAAAAGAATATGAATTATATAAAAAACATATTAATAGTAAATTAGTAACATTATTAATATTGGACAAAAAATATCAAGATGAATATGAAACCTTAGATGATTTAGGAGATAGTAAAAGTAAAGGACCCGGTGCAGCAAGAAATTTTGCTTGGCAACATTCTATTGATAATGGCTTTGATTGGCATTGGGTTATGGATGATAATATTAGTGCATTTTATAGAGCACATAAAAACAGACAAATAAAAGTAAGTAATGGTGCTATATTTAAAGCTATGGAAGATTTTTGTTTACGTTACGAAAATTTATTTATGGCAGGACCAAACTATTATATGTTTCAAGTAGCAAAACAAAAGCGACCACCATTTGTAAGTAACACAAGAATTTATAGTTGTAACTTAATACGTAACGATATACCTTATAGATGGAGAGGTAGATATAACGAAGATACTATTTTGTCATTAGATATATTAAAGGATGGTTTTTGCACAGTACAGTTTAATGCTTTTTTACAAGCTAAAGTTAGAACAAGTGTATTAAGAGGTGGAAATAGTGGAGAGTTTTACGATAAAGAAGGTACGTTACCTAAATCAAAAATGCTTGCAGATGTATATCCTGAATATGCTAAAGTAAAATGGAGATTTAGTAGAATACATCATTATGTAGATTATACACCATTTAAACATAATAAGTTAATACGTAAAGCAGATATTGATTGGGATAAGTTAAAACCAAATAATTATGGTATGAAAATTAAAAAATTAAAAAATGAACAAAAGTAGACACCTAAAGAAAGAGTCAATTCTCAAAGCATTAGAAAAAAGTTTAGGAATTGTAACAGTAGCTTGTAAGAAAACTGAAACACCGAGAAGCACATTTTATAAATGGTTGAGTGAAGATGAGGATTTCGCTAATCAAGTGAAAGATATTGAAAACATTGCATTAGATTTTGCAGAAAGTCAATTACATCAACAAATCGGAAACAACAATACAACAGCTACAATATTCTATTTAAAAACAAAAGGCAAGAAAAGAGGTTATATTGAAAGACAAGAAATAACAGGAGCAGATGGTATTCCTAATAACTTTCAAATTGAAATAATTGACAAAACCGAAGATAAAGACTAATGTTGTTTATAAGCACTTAGTAAAAAGTAATAAAAAAATTGTTGTTGAGCAAGGTGGTACTCGTAGTGGTAAAACCTACAATATACTTTTATTTATTATATTCCATTATTGCACTAATAATAAAGGTAAAATTATAACTATATGTCGTAAAACATTTCCAAGTTTACGAGCAACAGTATTAAGAGATTTTTTACAAATATTAAATCATTACGAAATATATAGAGATGAATACCATAATAAAAGTAGTAGTGAATATAATTTATTTGGAAACTTAATAGAATTTACATCCCTTGACCAGTCACAAAAGATTAGAGGTCGTAAAAGGGATTTACTATTTATAAATGAGGGTAATGAATTATATTGGGAGGATTGGCAACAATTAATATTTAGAACACAAGAACGTATTATACTTGACTTTAACCCATCTGATGAATATCATTGGATTTATGACAATGTTATAACAAGGGAAGATTGTGACTTTTATAAAACAACATATTTAGACAATCCATTTTTAGAGGATATTATTAAAGAAGAAATAGAAAGGTTAAAAGAAACAGATGACCAATATTGGCAAATTTATGGTTTAGGGGAAAGAGCAACAAGTATAAATACTATATTCAAATATTCAGAGGTTAATAAAATACCAGAGGATGCTAAATTAATAGCTTATGGAATGGACTTTGGTTATAGTAATGACCCTACAACGCTTGTAAGCGTGTTTGTTATGGAGCATAACTTATATATTAATGAGCATTTATACAGAACGCAAATGACAACGCAAGACATAAATGTATTTTTAAGAGAACAAAATCTATTAAGTAATCCAATATATGCTGATAGTGCAGAGCCAAGACTTATAGCAGAACTACGAAGAATGGGACATAATATATTCCCAAGTTTAAAAGGTAAGGATTCAGTAAATGCAGGTATTGACTTATTAAAAAGATATAAATTACACATTACAGCTAATAGTAATAATGCAATACAAGAGTTCAGGAATTATAAATGGAAAGAGGACAGAAGTGGTAAATTAATTAATGTACCTGAAGATAAACATAATCATATTATTGACCCCTGTCGTTATGCTACCTACTCTATATTATCACGACCTAATTTTGGTAAATATGCAATACGTTAAAAATTGTAAAAAGTGTAATAATGAATACACTTACATAGGTTCTGCACAAAATGGCTATATGTGGTTATGTAAAAAATGTAACCATATAGAATGGGCACCAGATAAAATAAATTAAATATGTTTTCGTATTAAATATATTATATATATATTTGTTATATAATAATAAAACAAACAATATGAAAAAATTAAATCCTATACAAGCACAATACATAAAAGATTGTGAGTTATTACAAGCATTAAATTTACCTACAGATTTATTTGATGAATTATATTTACAAAACTATAAAAATAAAAAACAAACAAAATGAAACTTACATTCGAAGAAAACTCAGCTTTAATAGATGTAGAATCAACATTAAAAATGTTAGCTACTGCAGATAATTTAAGACCGTACCAAAAAGAATGGGTCGTAAAATCTTATAAAAACATAACTAACTTTAGGTATCAAAATTCATAATATTATGATGGAGTTAATTTATAAAAAACATCAAAAATGGATAGAAATTGTTGAATCATTTGGTGTAAATAATGAACAAGCTAAAGATATTGTAAGCCATATGTATTTAAAAGTTTACCAATTAATAAGCAAAGGTTTAGATATATCTTTTAATGATGGTGTAAATTATTATTATATATATAAAATTTTAAAAAGCTGTTATATTGATAATTATAGGAAATATAAAAAAATAGAAATGTTAACATTACGACTTAATAAAAATGGTAATGTAATAGCTCTAAACAAAGAGGGTAGTAAATATTTAAATGTAATACCAACACAATTAATTGCAAAAAAAACAATAGATTATAATGGTTTGCAAAAAAAATTTAAATTTATATTAGATAATTTTAAAAAAACAAATAATAATTTATATAAAAAAAATAAACATTATAAAATATTTAATGATTTACATAATCAACAAAAAATTAATATAAAAGAATATTCAGAAAAAAATAATATAAATTATCATCAAGTTTATTCAAGTTATAATAAAACAAAAAATTTAATTAAAAAAGAATTAATAAAACAATTATGACACAAAAAGAAAAAATAAAATATTTAGAAAAGCAATTAGAAATTGCTAAAAAACATACATACGTTTATGATACTACTTCACTACATTGTAACGATGGCGAATTTTATATGTATTATGGAGAGGATAAATGTGTTGTTTTTGATGTTGAGCAATTATTTAAAGATTTACCATTTATGATAACACAAGTAGTAAAAGAACAAGCTAAAATGCAAGATTGGCATTTAGAAAGATTAACCGAATCATTAAAAGAAATATAATGGAATTAATATCAGATTGTTGTGGAGCAAATCCATACTTAAATATAGAAACAGGAATATGTGGAGATTGTAAAGAACATTGTGAATTTATAAATATAGATTATGAAAGTTAATAGAACATATAAAATAATAAGACCAATGAGAAAATTTGGTAATTTAATAAAAGATATATTATATCCACAAAAGTCAAATCATTTTTGGATAAGAGTTAAAGAGGTAGCAAAAAATAAAAAAGAAAAAGAGGAGCAAATGTTTGCTATAATAGAACTATTAAATAACAGAATAGAAATAAATGGACAAGATACAGAATACTAAAGATTTAGCATTTTATAATAATTCAATATTATTTACAGAGCTTTTAAACAAAAAGGTAAATAACAATATAGATGATGAGGAATTAAAATTAATGCAAACATTATTAATTGATATATTTTTTTATGTAAATAACTTACAAACACATTTAGCAAATTGTAAAGTAGCTAATAGTAAATACAGAGAACAACGAAATGAAGCATTACTTATAGCTGATGAATTAAGAGATGAAATTGAATGGAATGAAAATAATGTTATATAATTTTTTAGTTTAATATATATTTTGTATATTTGTTATATATTAATAATTAAAACAAATAAAATGAAAAAGAACTTAATATTTTACAAACACAAATTATTTCAACACACAGATGACAGAGATGACACTTGGTACGAATTAGCATATTATACAAATTATGGTACTAAGAATCAAGAAATGGAATTTAAAAGTTTTAACACTTTAAAAGAAGCAGAAAAATTTATTAAATTTCAAGAAAACTTAATTAACTATAAAGAATTTATATAATGTACAGAAAATTCCTAAAACAAGACCCTAACAACTGGAAATGGTTAATTGCTATACACGTTGTTTTATATACTATATGTTTAATTTTAATGATAGATTTATAATGAATAACATATCAAATACAATAGAGGTAGAATACGAACACTTTTTATTAGAGGTTGATTATGATTGGAGAAAAGGTAATGCAGGGGATTATTATAATCCACCAGAACCAAATCAAACAGACATAAAAAAAGTTTATGTAATAGGACATATTAATGATGATGGTAATATAGAATATTTAGATACAAAAGCAAAATTACTTATGGATTCAGAAGTAAAAGATTTAATAATGGAAGAAATAGAATATGATGTAGAAAATTGGATGTAAAAATTAGGTTTGTTTGTTTGGAAATTAGGGGTTAGAAATAGCCCCTTTTTTTTTGTAATAAAATCGTACTTTAATTTCGTTATATAAGTATGGAAATAAATATTACTATACCAACACAGTTAAAAGACATAACATTAGGGCAGTATAAAAAGTTTATTAAAATACAAGAAGGTATTGAAAACACTACCTTTTTACAATTAAAAATTATTGAAATATTTTGTAAGGTTGATTTAAAGGTAGCTAAAGCTATGCGATATAATGATGTTGAGCAAATTACATCAGATATACTTAACTTATTTACCAAAACACCTAATCTTGTTACTACATTTAAAATGAATGGTATTGAATATGGATTTGTACCAAATTTAGATGATATGACATTAGGAGAATATATTGACCTTGATACATATGCAGGAGATTATGAAAGCATAGAGGTTGCTATGAATGTTTTATACAGACCAGTAATAACTAAAGTAAAACATAAGTACATAATAGAAGATTACAATCCAGATACAAAAGAACAAATGTTAAATATGCCAATGGATGCAGTAATTTCTTCAATGTTTTTTTTTCTGAATTTAGGAATAGAATTATCGAATATTATCCTGAGCTCTTCGGAGGCGAAGAACAATCTACAACAAGTAGACTTGGTCAATTTTCAGCAAAGTATGGATGGTATCAGTCAATTTATGCCTTATCTAAAGGAGACATTACAAAACTTAAACATATCACTAAATTAAAATTTCAAGAATGTTTTTTAATGTTAGCATTTATGAAAGATAAAAATCAGTTAGAAGCTGAACAACTAAAAAAACAATTTAAATGAGCCAACAAGGAATAAGAGGATTTTATCAATTAACACAAACAATTAAAGAAACATTACTTGCAGATATAAATTGCAATACAGTAACAACAGGAGATATTTATGATGTTAATTTAAATAAACAAGATATTTTTCCACTTGCACATATTATAGTAAATAATGTATTACAACAAGAGCAAACATTAACTTTTAATATAAGTATAATTGCTATGGATATTGTTGAACAATCTAAAAGTATAACAACAGATAAATTTACAGGTAATAATAACGAACAAGATATATTAAATACACAATTAGCTGTATTAAATAAAGTAATACAAAAATTAAGAATGGGTAATTTATATACAGATAAATACCAATTAGATACAGATGTTAATTGCGAACCATTTTACGATAGGTTTGAAAACCAATTAGCAGGTTGGACAGCAACAATGGATATAATGATTGATAATGATATAAGAATTTGCTAATGACAAATAACGAATTAAATAAAACATTAAAAGCATTTGGTAAATATGTTGTTGACGAATCAAAAGCTAATCTTGAAAAAGATGGTAAAGGTGGTGGAGAGTTATATAATTCAGTAAGTTATAATTTAATACAAGAAGCTAATGCTTTTTTATTAGAGTTCTTAATGGAGGACTATGGTATATTTCAAGACAAAGGTGTAAAAGGTGCAGACCCAGAGAATATAAGTCCTAATAGTAAAATAAGAGGACAACAAGCACCTAACTCACCATATAGGTTTGGGTCAGGAAGTAAAAGAGGAACATTTAAAACATTTGCAGCTAAAATGGCTGAATTTGCAAAAAATAAAAATATAAGATTTAGAATACCAAAAGGACAAAAAGGTGCAGGTCAATTTAAAACAGGTAACTATAAAAGTATGGGATATGTAATTGCTAAAAACATTTACAATAGAGGTTTAAAACCATCATACTTTTTTACAAAACCATTTGAACAAGCATTTGCTAATTTACCTGATGATTTATTAAATCAATTTGCAATAGATGTAGAAAATCAATTAACATTAGGAATAAAAAAATAAAAAATGGCAGCAATAGCATTAAGAAGTCCACAATATAAATACGCAGCAGCAGGCACAGGAGCAAATTCTGCTAAACTAATTATTAGTATTGATGGAACTATACAATATACATTAGTAAAAGGCACAACAGCAGGAGCAAATATGCTTTGGGAAATAGCAGAACTATGTAGAGATTTTATAAATATAACTTATGATGGTAGTTATACTGCTGAAACTTTAGCTATTATATCTACTTTAACTTCACACGCTTCAACAGATGGAAGTGGAACAGCTTTAACAACATCAACAATAACAGATGTAGGTTAC